CTTGAAGACGTGCGACCAGGCTTTGCCTGTATCCACTTCGGTGGGAGTGACTTCGCCCAAACCAAAGGCCAGCGCCCAGGGAAGGTTGAAGCTGTTGGCGTCCCATTGGAACGATCGGGGGGTCTTGAAGGACTCCATCTGCAGCTCAGTGGTGAAGTCGTGCCCTTTGCCCAACTTCTCGGCGTCGCTGATCTGGGTGGCATCGTGATCGGTGATCGCCAGCGTATTGAAGGTAACGATCTTATCGCAATCACTATCACCCAGCGGGGTAGCGTAAGCGACTTGCTTTTTGGTGGACAATGCCACAAGAATTTCAGTTTGGTGCATTCGAAGCCTCCTTAGTCATAAACCTGTCCTTTGATTTCCAGAGTGACGGTGTAGACCACTCCGCCGTTTACCCACGGCCCAGGCTCTTCTCGCATCCAGAAGATCACATTCTTGGGCTCGTCCCGGGTCGAGTAAGCGTCTTTGCCCGCCAAGGCCAGCCGCGCGAGTTCGGCCATTTCGTAGATTCCAATGTCACCGAGCTCGCCATGGGCACGCGCGGATGGACTGCGATAATTCCGGGCCACCAGGATCAAGATGAACTCAATCTGGGTCGCGCCCAGGTTGCCGTGCAATGAGTGCCCAGAATAGGTCACAGGCCCAGGTTGAATAATGGCAGCGGGAGGAACGATCAGTAGTTGATTGTCCTCATCGAGCACGGCCTTGGTGCCGTCGGAGACTTCCAGCGTGTCAAGGTGCTGGCGCAGCTCGGAGGCCTCTAAAAGAGCTAGAATCCCATCCTCTGCTAATACGCGATCCATCGTTCAACCCACCCCTGCACCCCTCCAAGGAGGGGAATAAAACAAACATTTCGCCCCTACGGATTCGTCAAAAAATCTTCTACGGCCTCCGTCAGATTGCGCTGGTCTTCCGGACGTATAACCAGATACGGCCGCGCCGGAATCGTGACGGAGCGCTTCGTCACCCACTGCACGCCCGCCGCCGTCATAATAGGGAAACGCAGCGCTTTTTTAATTTTGGGCCGGATCACTCCGCCGAGCTGGTGGATGCGCGCATAGATCAGATTAGAGCCAATCACCAGCTGCGCCACGCCTTCGAGGCTAGAGGCTGGGCGGTAAGTGATGGAGTTTTTCAACAGGCCCGCGCCTTGCAGGATTTTCTTTTTCGTTGCAAAGCTCAGAAAACCTTTGGTAGCCATTCCAGTCCTTTTTACAAAGGCTTTCTTTCGTTTTTGCCCGCCTTGCGAATAAGCCGTTGCGATCGAAGACATATGCAAACGCCGCCAGGAGCCCGCCGGAACGCCCTCTTCCGAGAATGTCTGCTCGATCGAATCGCGCATCACTTCGCCCGCAATCTTGAGCAACGGGACGGTATCTATGACTTTGCTGGCCACTGCTCTTAACCTCTGGATGGCAGGAAGCGAATCAACCGAGATTTTGAGAGCAACGCCATCCACTTAGAAAGTCTCCAGATTTTCTTTGGTAAAGATCTCGGTGCGGTCATCCCGCTTGACGCCTACCCCATGGCCCGTTTGGTCAAGCGTGACTTTTCCCTCTGCGATGGCTTTGAGCAACGCATTGGCATCTATGCACAACTGCTTGCGGGCTTCATTGGGCACAACGCCTTTGCGCGCGATGAGCCTGCAAATGGTGAGCTGTTTCGAGAGGGAGCGAGCCAGAACGGTATTCGAGAGCGGCAGAGTATAGCCGCCCTTCAGAAAACTGGCGTCGATTTCGGCGCTGACATCTTCAATAGTGGCGGTGATCCGGAGTGTGCCCGCTGGCGAGATCAAGCCTAATCGCTCGTCGTCCACGAGCTGGATGATCTCGTTTTCGGGCATCAGGTCGATGAGTTCGTCGGTGGTGCAGTACATGCATACAGCCTTCAGCGGTCAGTCGGTAGGGGCGAAGCATTTGTTTTCGAATGCTTCGCCCCTACATCGGGTTCTGGCTTGGTAATAAGTTCCACCGCCCAGGGTATTCGGGCAGCCAGCTCTTCAGGCAGCTCAACGGTTTTGCCGGGAGCATAGTTTTTGCCGCCGTGATCGAGATTGGTCAAGACTTTGTATTTCGGCATAAAACCCACCCCTGCGCCCCTCCCAAGAGGGGATTGTAGGGGCGAATCATTTACCCACCGCGGTCTGCGACCACCCCTCCAAGGAGGGGAATAAAACAAAGGCTTCGCCCCCCTGCCACTGCTGCTTCGCCCTCTAATTATGCGATCGCGTCTTTGATCAGATAAGCCGACCGGACGCTGGTGATCTTTTCGTCATAGTACCAATGCGCGGCAATCTCATCCGCCTTGCGCGAGACCGGTGTGGCCCGGCCCTTCTCGACCTGGAATCCGCCCACCGTGCCCGGCGCATTCGACCAGACAAATGATTTCATGAAGGCTTTGGACTCGACCGTCGGACTGTCCTCGACGTAGGCCAGAAGGACGTTTTTGCCGAACAGAAAACTAGATGTCCCCGCTGCGCGCGAGATTGCGCGAGCGACCACAATCCGGTCAACGTCGAAGATCGACATCAGATCCTCAACCGTCACCGCGCCCAAACGCACGTTTTGGACGCGCTCGACGATCTTGGCGTTAACGCGGAGATGCGAGAACACTTCCTGGCCCAAGACCAGCACGTTTGGCTTGACTCCGGCATTCTTGACGATGGTGTCTTGGCCGAGTTGCACATCTTTGATGGGATTGCCCACCGTGTTGGCATCATTCCATTGCGCGGTGGTGGTTTTTGTGACGTTTTGCGTGACCTGGGCGGTATCTGTGACCATGTCGGCAAAGATTTTTTCGCGCCGCAAGAAGATCAGATCCATCAGCAGGCCGGTTTTGACTTGCTCGATATCTACTCCGGGAATGCCGCGCTGTTCGTCCGGAATCAAGGCTTCGCGAGAATGGTCTTCGCAGGCATATGCATCAGTGGACCGGCTGATGACGTAACGCTCGGCAGCTGCGCCGGGTGCGCGGGTGTCATCTTTCGAGGCGTCAAGATTCTCGTCACCCCAGATGTAATATTTCCCGGATTGGATATCGACCAGGAGACGGCTCGCCACCTGGTCTGCCGCAAATTCCAGGTTGCGGTATTTCATTGCAAAATTCGACAGTGCTACATCGATTTGCCCCAGGTTAAGAGGCGATTCAACTCCAGCCATAATATCCTCCAGTTAAATAGGTGCTAGTACTTCTGCGTTTGGACCAACAAACTAAATTCGTCTCCATCCTGGGCAGCCGGTGCAAGCGCCCGGCCTACCACTTCATCTGCTGCCGTAGTGGTTGGAACCAGGCGTCCTTTGAATCCACCCTTCACCACTTCGGTGATGGTGACGGTGCCGCTGGGAGTTAATCCCCCGGGATTAGCCGTCATCGCAGGTTGATCGGCGCCCGCCAGGGTGAGCAGGAACACCACGGCCCAGGGTCCGCCATTTGGTCCTGAAACAGACACTTCAGCCGGGCCAATATTCGATAAAGCGATCAGTGCCGCCTGCACCGCTGCCGCCGTTGCGTCGAAGGCGAGGGCCGTGGTGGTCTGGCCGTTAAAGGTCAAAGTAAAATCGCCGCCCGTCGGAGCGCCGCCGATAGTGACGCACTGGATTTCGTCGGTGTCGCCGATCTTGACGTAATCGTCCACGGCAACCGGTCCTCCGGCAATCCCGACAGCCGGGCCATACGCGACCACGTCGAATCGATCCCCCCCCCCAATAGTTGGCGCCGCATACAGGCTGATGCCGGTAGCGCGATCTCCTGCAGCCGTAGGCAGCTTGGCTTGGTCGTCGGCTGTGCCTTTAATGACTGGCAAACCCTGGCCAATCGCCGTGCCTTCAGCCCGCTTGGTCAAAACTACTTCTACTCCGCCAATGCCCATCTCGCCTCCTAGCTAGTACTTGTGCGCCTGCACCAGCAGACTAAATTCATCGCCATTTGTGCCGGCTGAAGAAAGCGCGCGGCCAACCACTTCATCGTTGGCGTTGGTAGTAGCCACCAGGCGGCCGTTGGTTCCGCCTACTTTTACGAAATCATCTGGATTGATTGCCCCTCCGGCAATGGCTTGGGTAGGCCCTGCCACCACAATCGGGATCGCCTCGCCAGCCGCTGCCGCGCCCAGCAAGGTCACGCCCGTGGCGCGCACTCCTGCGCCGGTGGGCAATTTCACTTGATTGGCTGCCGTGCCTTTCATTACAGCCAACCCCTGGCCAATGACACCGCCTTCGGCGTAGCGGGTAATAACTATTTCTGTCCCTCCGATTCCCATATCTACCTCCGAGTATTCGTACGGGCTATGTAGGGGCGAAGCATTACGTTGCGGAATGCTTCGCCCTTCCTGAGAGCTTTGCTACGCGCTTTGGCGGCCCGCCCGGCGCGCTTCTTTGAGCTGGGTAAGAGCCTGGCCGTAGCTGATTTTCTGCTCGACGGCTAATGCTTCGGCTTCCTCGGCCAACTGAATGCTGGCGGGATCCACGTTCGAGCCTGCGGCTTCGTTGAATCTCACGACCGTGCGGCCTTTATTTTCTTTTTTGCTCGTCACGATCTCGCCAAAGGGCACGATTTTCGGGAGTTTCTTGAGGAAGGCCAGGGCGAAATCCAGTTGCGTCAACTCCTGCTTCTCTTTGTCTTCTCCAAAGCAAACGGATTTGCTGGCGTCGTCCAACGTCTCCAAGAATTTCACCAGACCGTCGTTGGCAAAGGCGGGAGGAAGCTGTCCTGAGCGCGCCAGCGGCTCGCAAAACGCCACGATTTTGCCTTGCTTGCCCGCCAGCCTCCCGGCCTGGGAAGCCTCGGCTAGCGAGGTTTCGAGGGCTGTGATTTTGGTGGTGGCCGCTTTGAGTTGTTCACTGAATTGGACGGAAGCTGTAGCCACCGCATCCGTCGCGGCTTTCGCGGCTACTGTCTGGAGCTGCTCTTCGCTGAAGCCCGCGTCTTTCTTCGCTCCAAACAATTCGGAGAAAAATTCTTTGATCGTCTCGCGCATAGTCTTTTTCATTTCGTTCGAATCCATCATGCCCTCCGGATAATTTTGTGCTGATCGCTGATCGCCGATCGCTGAGTGCTCGCTAAATTCAATTTCTTTAAACTCACCCTCGTGGAATTTCAATTCAGCCAGGCCTTTAACTTCAGGCGCCTGCGCACCCAGAAACCCGACATGTCTGAGATAAGGCCCTTTGCCCGCCAGGTCCGCATACAGAGACACTGAGCGCTTCTTGAAGGCCCCTTGCTTGAGCAGATCCGTCAGCGCGGGATTGATTTGTTTAGTTTTCGCGAACAGGACTTCTCCGGTGCGCTTGAGCCCTTCAACCCAGCCATAGGCAGGCTTGTCGTGCTCGGGATGGCCGATCACCAGCGGCGCTTCATGGATTGCCGGGTTGTAGTTCTCCACCAGACGGTCGAGTGCCGCTGCGTCATAGCGCCCTTTTGGTCCATAGTCTCCAGTTCGGAAGATCTCGATCCAGTCGCTCATTTGAAAGCGATTGTGCGGGACTTCAGGGGATCTCGGACATTAACGGGGGTTAAGAATTAACAGCGCGGAGGTTGTGATTGGTGATTGGGGGAAACGTAGGGGCGAAGCATTTGTTTTATTCCCCTCGGAGGGGTGCAGGGGTGGGTAAATGCTTCGCCCCTACAAGCCGGGGAAATTGCACACAAAATGTGCAATTTGGGTCAAAATGCAGCCGAAAACTGCAAATTAGGGTTTAGGGGATCTTCTGGGTGCCTATTTAGAGCCTTTTAACGCTTCGATGGCTCGTTTAAATACTTCGAGGGGGTACTTTCCACCGTCCGGGGGGTAGAAAGCGCCTTGCAGGTTAAATATGGGCCTTTTAACCCTACCAAAAAATGACCTTTTACCGAATCGGCTCGATAATTGGTCCAGCCGCCGGCACGATCGGCCGTTGCATAATGCGCTCGAAATAGGCAATCGGGTTTTCTTCAAAGCCAGGATCGGGCCGCGCGGTCATTCCCTCGGCCAAGGGCAAGCGCGCTGAACCTGGCAGCGAGAGATCTTGATTGCGGCTCGCCGCACGGCGTTCCGCATCGCGCCGGCCGGCAGCTGTCACGGTGCAACGGCAGTTGCTTGCAACGATTCCATTTGCTATAATCCAACCACCTGGGGTCTGGAGGTCGTAAACATGTCCCGAAAAATCGAATTGAAAAACCCGGAGAATGTCATCAAGCGTTATCTCGCCGGCGCTAGCTGCAAGCAATTGTCTGACAAATTGGGGGTCAGCCGTCCCTTGCTGACGCGGTTCTTCAAGAGCCATGGCATCCCAATACGCGGCCGTTCCGAAGCAGAATTGCTCAAGTGGAGAATTCTCAAGCAGAACCGTTCCGCTATCGTTCGACAATGCGGCCGCGCCTGGAAACAAAGGCGAGGACAGCATGATCCCTCCGAAAGGGTCCTGGCTCGCGCCAAATCCTTGCAAGGTGGCTTGAGACGGCTGGGCAAATTCGATCTTGGGCTTACTGAACAATTGCGGCAGAGGGGTCTCCATGCCGTGAGACGTTTGGCCATCGGGCATTATAATGTGCCCGTAGCCATTAGTACGGACCGCATCGCCGTGCAAATCTGCCGGGAGCAAAGGCATGATCGAAAAACCTCTCTCTCGACTGAGCGACTCGAATACATCCTCGATAGCCGCTGGATTCTGCTGGTCGTCTATATTGCTCAACACCGGACTTTGAGCATCGATGCGGTAACTAAAAAGGTTGTCTCCCTCGCTGAGCTTGCCCGCTCGGGTCCATCCCTTCGCGGTCAATACGGGATGATTGGGCGTCAGGGTGAGCCGATAACCCTTCCGCGTTTGAATCTCGATCATCGGACCCGAATACCAGGTTTTTAATCCTCCTTCAAATCGGCCTTCAACCTGCGTGTTTGCTGCAAAGCAGTTATACCCATTCGGCGGATACCAACTCTTCCAGATTGAATCAGAAGCCAGGGCGATGAATCCGTTCATGGCGGCGTGGGCTGGCCGGGTGCGGCTATCCATGATGGCGCGATATTGCCAATAGGGTAGCGCTTTCAGGACGTCCGGATCGGCGAGCTGCTGATAGCGGCCGACTTGATAGGCCGATTGGATGTTAGTCCGGAAGACCGTTTCCAAGTGCCAGGGATCGAGCGGGGTCACGCCCAGCCGGGTGTAGGCTTCCTGCATAAGTTCGTTGAACTGAGATTGGCTGAGGCCTTCTTTAATCGCGCGGACCACGCCTTGCTGGGCCGCTTCAATCAGCGGAATCGATTCGACGTTGGAAATATAAAAAGCGTAGTCTTGATATTGCCGCCGGTTGCGCGCCAGGAGTTTCTTGAAAGCCTTTTTCGTCATCGCCACTTTGCTGGCGATGAATTCAGCCGCGCCGGTGGGGGTGACGCCTTCAGGAATGAATTCCTCGAAGGTAGGGGCGAAGCATTGACCCACCCCTGCACCCCTCCCAGGAGGGGAATAAAACAAATGCTTCGCCCCTACGGCGGTTTCTGCGAATGCTGGGTCCGTGTTCAATTCAAATTCTTGGCCTAGCGCTGCCCTCTGCTCGGCCTGCACCTGGGCGCGGCCAAGGATGTCGGCGGCCGCCAGGATCTCGCTGAGGAAGGAGGCTAAAGGCCAAAGCATTGACCCACCCCTGCGCCCCTCCAAGGAGGGGAATAGAGCGAATGCTTCGCCTTCATTTAACGGGACTTTTTTTTTAGAGCAATCGCCGATTGATCGAGGATGCGTTTGATCAGCGGCGCATAAATTTGTTGCGCGGCCGCGCGGATCGAGGCATCCGCCAATCTGTCCGTATCCTCGACGCCACCGGCAATATCGGCAGGGATGTCAGCAAATTTGGAACCGGCGACCGCCGGCATCTTGTCCGGATTGGCCGGGGGCGCCGTCTTCCCGATCGGCTTGAGGATCGGCTCTTCTCCGTCGGGTTCCGGGATCTGATAAACATACTGCGCATGGGCCACCGGATAAGGCAATCCCATATCCACCAGGATTTGGTCGCGCTTAGCGCGGGTTTCCAGATC